AACTTAGCTATAATACCCAAGGACAAGTAAATAACTGTACAATATTACCTGCTAATACGTCTAAGCATATGAATATAGACCTTTCTCAGCATGCCTTAGATGGTTTGTTTCCAAAAGGAACTAAGTATCTTATGGCTATGGTTTGGATGTCCTCATTCGCTGATGAAGAATACTGGGTAACCTTAGCTAACGGCAGTTTCTCCCATTTACTAACACCAAGAATGTTTTTAGGTTTTGCCACTCACATATATGGAGACATATTAAGAAGGGTACCCACTGTAGTAGGTACAGGCGGAAGCTCTTCCTATTTCCGGAACCGAGCTTACCATTCCGCCCAGCAAGAAGTTTTAATACCTGTAAACTGGGTCAACGGCACGCCTTGGTGCCATGTTCACGGATGGTCTCGCGCTACTGCAGAAGGTATGACTACTACAGGTAGCATGACCGGAAATAACCTAAATATCCCTTCTTTTTGCCAAGTACGAGTTGATGGGTGGGTAACCTAGATACAGTATGAAATATTTTCTTTGCTTGCTGCTGACTTCCTGTTCTACCTTAATGCCAATCGCTGGTGGGGGAGTCGGAGGTGCAGTTGGAGCCGCATTAGGAGGACCTCCTGGCGCTGCTATAGGGGGAGCCGCTGGCGTAACCGGAGCTCAGATGGCATTCCCCAGTAACTCTGCTCCGGTAAGCGATGCAGTAGCCTTAGCAGCTGCACAAACGGGAAAACCAGCTCCAGGCACAGTAGCATCTACAATCCACGAAACTAAAGGTTTAGTATGGGATTTAGGTTGGATGTACCTATTAGTCTTCATTCTAGTTCCTCTCGTAACCAAGCGAGGTAGAACCTGGGTGAAGAAATTCTCAAACATTCACAACACGGTATCCCAAAAGGATATCGACGCAAGAGACGAAGAGCAAGACATACGTCTCTCTGAACTAGAAAAAAATATTAAAGCTTTGTCAAAGAAGTAGCGTAGTACCCTAGATAAGCTAGGGATAATACAAACCCAAAAAAAATTATGAAAATTATAGACCACAATTTTGTTCCAGTCGACACCGCCAAAAAGATCATGGAGTCTTACGGGTATGCCGCTGCAGAAGTAGAAGAGCAAGAAGTTGCAGAAGTTACAGAAGTACCTGAAGAGTCTTCCAAAGAAACAGGTTCCATTTGTGTTTACGAACACGATACCGGAGTATACCAACTTAATTCAGAAGTTGAAACCATGAACGACAGCTTGTACATTTCAGTAAGTGAAATTTCTGATGCGGATCAAGTCGCTTTGGCTGAGTCTGACGCTCCCTCATTAGAGACCGTTGATTTTGAAGATACTTCCTATACTTTGGGAGATATCTTTGATACTCCTGATGGAGAAACCTTTGTTAAACTAACCCCAAGTAAGTAATGGCTGCTCAAACGATAATGGAAAAAGCGGACGCAATCCTCGCTAATATGGGGATTTCGGATACTGTACCATTAAGCGAAGCTTCTTCTGACTCAATCAACGCTGTTGGTAAAGATTACTCAAATCAAGAGCTACCTGATGTTAATGATGAACAACGAAACCAACTTCTAGCCCATGCTGGCTTTTTAACCGAAGCCAAAGAGGAAGAGGAAGTAGAAGATGAAAATGCTGATCCTGTTGGCGACGTAGAAGAGAAGCCTGAAGAGAAGCCTGAAGAGGAGCCTGAAGAGGAGCCGAAAGCAAAGAAAAAGCGCAAGAAGACATATATTGATATCGATAAATCCCTTACCCTAACTAAACGTAAGAGGAGTAGAAGGGAAGGACGAGGCGCTAGAACAGCTAAAAATGCCAAGGAAGCAAAAGTTGTGGGGGAAACTACTGTAGGTATGGTAGGCGTTGGCCCCCTGGGAAATTCACCAGCACCCGACCCAGATAAGCCGTACGGTAATAAAAAGGGTAAAAAGAAAAAGCGTAGATCTACGCTTAAATTTATAGATTTAGCATTCAACAAATGAGTTTACTTCGCGATGTTTATTCTTTCGGTCAACTTCAGGTTCTTTCTGAAAGTACTGCCAATTCTCCTATGCGCGTCCGTGGCCTGTTTCAAGAAGCAGAGACGGTTAATGGAAATAAGCGCCGATACCCTACTAAACTTCTTGAACGTGAAATTAAAAAACTTGGTTCTGTTCTTTCTGAACGCCGCTTAGTAGGCGAGCTGGATCACCCTTCTGATGAAGTGGTCCACCTTACCAACGCTTCTCACTTAATTACAGGTCTTCAAATGGAAGGCAATAAGGTTATAGGAGAAGCAGAAATTCTAAACACTCCATCTGGAAAGGTTCTACAAGAACTTTTAAAAGCAGGTGTAAAGATTGGAATCTCCTCCCGCGCAGTCGGGGGGTTAACTTTTAACAATGATGACGAGTGTTACGAGGTTAATGATAACCTTAGAATGATTACTTGGGATATGGTCTCAGACCCTTCATGCCAAGGAGCTTTTCCTGGGCTGATGGAAAACAAGCAATCATTAAACGAACACACGTCTAAAGCGATTGAAGAAGTTAAAAATCTCACCGCAGAACGTATATATATTAAACGCTTGGAGCAGTCTCTTCGCAAAAAATAAAAATTTTCTCATTTTTTCCTAAATCTATTATAGATAAGTATAGTAGGTAAAATAACCATGACAACCAAACACGACCAATTAGCAAAGCTTCTCCCAGAAGGATTTTCCGAAGAAGGTGTTGAAGCTATTAACGCGCTTGTTGGGGAAATTGTACAGGAACGTGTTACTTCAGAAGTTGCTGATCTCAATGCAAAAGTCTCCGGGTATCTTCGTCTTAAAATTGACGAACTTAAAACCCAGGCTCGCAAAGAGTTAGAAGCTTCAGATGAAGTATACCGTGCCAAAAAAGTTTACGAATCCCTAAAAGCAATCGTAGCAGAAGATATTGAATCTTCTGACTCCGACTCCGCAATGTCTCTCTACAAAGGGGAGAATGAAAAATTGCAATCTCAAGTAGAAGAGCTTAACAGTAAGCTTGCTGCAACGATGAACGAAAATGTCACACTCGAAGGAGCTGTAGGTACATTAAGAGAGGATATCAATTCTCTCTCCGAAATCCAGAAGAAACCTTTTAAATCTTCGGAGAAAGCTCTCGTTATTACAAACGAGCGCAACCACGAGGGTGCCGTCCATAATTCTGTGGGCAACTCATTCCTCACTGAGGACGTACTACGTCTATCAAATAAACTACAAAATAATTAACTCATCCTATCATGTTAGATAAACAAACTAATAATTCTCTCTGTGATAAGTGGGAGCCAATTTTGGAAGGTATTAATGACGCCCATACACGAGAGTGTACTGCGGTTCTCCTTGAGAACCAGGCTCGCCACGTTCTCGCTGAGCAATCCAAATCTGGAATGCTCGATGAATCGACTACAGTGGGTCAATTGGGTACCTTTCAAAAATTTGCATTTCCGCTTGTCCGCCGGGTATTCCCGGAACTAATTGCCAATAAGGTAGTTGGTGTACAACCGATGCAAGGTCCTGTTTCTCAGGTCTTCTACCTAGGTTTTGATCGTTCAGAAAATGACAACGCTCAAGGTGTTTACGGTAAATACTTGAACACTTACCGTGGTTTGGTTGCTGAACCTCTCGATGCTTCCGGTATGGAAGTTTCGCTTGACGCATCCACCATTGGCTGGGAGTTCTCCTCTACGAATGCCGGTGCTGCCGCTACCGAACCTGCTGGACACGCCTTCTCGGCTACTCTTGGTGGGGGTACGTTAACTGCGGGAGCAGACGGAAACCTAGTAAGTACTTCCTCTGTTGGAGCTCAAATCGCTCAGTTTCCAAATGCTGATACGTTAACTCAGTGGAATACTTCTGCAGGTGAAGCCCTGACTGGGACTGCAATCCCAGAGATTAACTTCCATATCGAGCAACAGGCTGTGATTGCACGTACTCGTAAGTTCCGCGCCTTGTGGACTATCGAAGCCGCGCAAGACCTTCGGGCTTATCACAACCTTGATCTTGAGCGTGAGCTTACTGATCTTCTAGGTAAAGAAGTTGCATTGGAAATCGACCGTGAAATTCTGGAAGACCTCCGGATGATCGCTTACGATGTCAACGATGATAACAAGCCTCACAAAGGTTTCAACCGCTCTGCACTTGACTTAGGTAACCCTAACCGGTTCCCAACTGACCATGACTGGACTCCGAACGAGTTTAACTATAACATGGGCGATCACCTGTTCTCTGATGCTGAAAATTCAGCTGGAAATGCGTATGATGGTGGTACTTCTAAGACCAACTATGGTCCTGGTAGTAACCGCAACGTTTATTTTGTTGACTTCGCAAGCTCTGCACTTAACTTGACTCCCCGTCACGTTGGTGAAGTGTACTCGAATCTTCTTGCTGCAGTAAACTTTGCTGCTCAAGACATCTACAAGACTACTTATCGTGGTGCTGGTAACTACATCATTACTTCTCCGTTGGTTGCAGCTATGCTTCAATCAGCTGCTAAGCTTGAAGGTGGTCTAGATGCCGGTGAAGCTGGTCAATTAGGTGCGCAAATTCTCTACAAAGGTAAGTGGGCTGGCATGTACGATGTATATGTTGATCCTCTGTGGCCTGAGGATGAGATTCTTGTTGGGTATAAGGGTAGCAGCCCTATGGAAGGCGGTTATGTGTACGCTCCGTACATTCCGATCCAAATGTTGCCAACCATTGTTAACCCTGATGATTTCCAGCCTCGTAAGGGTCTGATCACACGTTATGGTAAGGCTGTTATTACGCCTGCGTCACGCTGGTACCGGATTATCCGACTTGTCGGTGCTGATACTCGCTTCTTGACTCAACCATTCCAGAAGATCAGTAACACCTTCAACGATTCTGGATTAGCGCAAAACTAATCTTTAATTAAGTTTTTATAAAGAAGGGAGCCTTTCGGCTCCCTTCTTTCGTATATACAGAGAGGAAGATTATGAAATACGTCAATACAACCAAAAATGGAATTTATACAAGGGTGCCCGGACGAGGACATCAATACGTTGCTCCAGGAAGAGAAATAGAAGTAGAAGGCTCTATTAACGTTCCTGGCTTATCTATCGTATTTGAAAAAATACCGGTCACGAAAAAAACACCTCCAAAACCAGTAGTAAATACTATAAAGGAAGAAACCCCCAAAAATGACATACATCCCAAAGACTAGTTTCGGAAATACTTTTACAGTCCCAACAGGAACTGATACTTATGTCAGTTCTGTGCAGACTCTGGGTGAGATTGATTATAGTACTTTAAACCGTAGGAGATTTTCAGATAGCGTTCAATTCTCTAACTTTTACAAGGGTATAAAAGATTTTGTTTTAGCTAGGTTAGGTGCTCCTGTAGTACGAGTTGAGCTTTCTGAGTTTCAAGTTTTAACCGCTATTGATGAAGCTATAACAAAACTAGACTACCACGCTCCGAACTGGTGTACAAACTACATGACCTTTATTACAAAGGGAGGGGAGAATGTATACGAACTCCCTAGGTTTGTAATGAACAACCTACAGTACGTGGTGTACAAAAAAACACTATTGTCTGTTGCCGCACATTCGAATACTTTAGAATTCGATTTCTTTGTTAAGTATTTCCAAGATAACTTTTTGTTTAAAGATTTTTCTGTTGCAGACTTCCTAATCATGACATCTCACCTAGAGCAGATTAGAAAAATTCTCTCTAGAGATGGAACGTTTGAAGTAGTAGACAACCAGAAATTATTTATATACCCTATGCCTTTGCAGACGGAAGAGGTCATCGTGCAATTTAGAAGTTTGAACAGCGATACTTTACACCCGTACTTCTTGAATTGGGTTCAGAAGTTCTCTGTTTCCGTATGTAAGGTTATTTTGGGAGGTATTAGAGGGAAGTATGATGTTATTCCTTCTCCTGGAGGAGGCGCTAGATTAAACGGGGACGCGCTTACAAATGACGGTAATGCGGAGCAAGAGAAGTTGATAGAAGATCTATTAATGGAAATCGAAGAACCACCAGCTATTACCACATTCTAGTGTAGAGCTAAATACTTACAGATATGAAAGAAAAAGACAAATCCTTATTTCAAGCCCCAAAACCTAAAAAAGGACTTTTTGCGGATGAAGGGTTTGGAGATTTTTCAGATTCATTAAGTTTGTATGACCCTACAAACCCTGATATTAATATTTTTGATTCTGTGGACGGGGAGCTGATAAGTCTTGCCGGGTCGCAGCTTATGATTTATAAATATGAGCAAGGGGAAGATTTCGATGACTTGTACGACGAACATCGAGGGAAGGCTATTTACCAACATCCGGTAATTACAGTTGGGCATTATGATCCTAGACCTGTAGAAGAAAATCTTTCGGAGTTCGGAATAGAACTGACAAATGATCAAACTTTTACTTTCAATCTTACTAATCTAGACTCTGTACTAGGGAGACGGTTACGTCCTGGGGATGTAATCAAACCGAAGTTTCAAAATCTTTTTTATGAGGTTTACGAAGTTCAAGAAGATAGCTTTGAAATCTATGGAGTGTTCCATTTAACCGTCTCCGCAAAACTTCTGCGAGATGCGGAGAAGATTCTCCCTGCTGGGTGTTTTGGAGTCGAAGCAACTTCTTTTTACAGGTATGACGATATTGAACTCGAGCACACCGATGGTTACAAAACTGAATATGACCTCACCATTCCAAGGTTAAAAAGTGGCAGAGACACAGATGGATTCTCCCTTATTGTGTTTATTCACGGCTCGGGAGGAAGTAAACTTAATAATAGTGGTATAATAGAATTTGCCGCTAAACAAGGAATGGCAGGTGTGTCTATTGATTGCAGAGGTCAAGGACCTTCAGCAGAGCTTAATAATCCTACCTTATACGGACACACTAACTGGGATACTAGAGAAGTGCTTGATGTAATGGAAATTATAGAGCACATCGTGGCAAATAATAATATAGACCCGAACCGTATTGGAATTACTGGAGCTTCACAAGGAGGTATTCTCAGCTTTGCTTTAGCTCGATTCTCCGAAGGAACTCCGGAATCTTGGATAGTTAACAAAGGATGGAGAACTAGTACTGAGAAGTACCCGAAAATATCCGCTATTGCACCTAGTAACTGGGGAGGCTCTTTACCTGACGTCCTAATGCCCAGAGGTAATTTCGCAACGAACACTGTCAAAAATTTCTGGCACGCACAAGCAGTTTCCCCCATCCCCTGGGATCCTCAAGGTCCTCCAGGACAAGGAGTTCATTATAACCCCGACACCTTCAAAGAGCTTGAGCCGTTTCTAGGGACTAATGACCCTGCGGGTTTAACTAACCTTTTAAACACAGACCAATCCTACAAAGAGACATACAAAGATTTTAGTTTTGTTAAAACTTACCCCGGTCACATTCATGCTTTTTGGGCTTACGACGACGCTTGGGGAATGGGGGGTTCTGAAAGTACTCTTTTGAAGGCTATGCAACATTCTATTCCAGGTTTTGCTAGATGGATACACTTTGGCACCGGAGGACATCAAACCCCTAGAATACAACAAGAGAACATTTGGTTAAAAACAATACGACTGATATTTTTCGAATCGGTATTCCTAGGCAAAATGCTACCTATCCCTGGAACAAATAGATATGGCGACTTTAGAGAGTACCCTTCTGTAAGATATGGGGTAGTCCCAAATACAATTGAAGAGTATCAAGAAGATGATGATACTAAATGGAATGATAGGTATGTTTGGGATATTAACAACTCCCAAGAGAATGGATTTGGTCCTGGCGCAGCAAATACTTACGCTCCCAAAACGTACTACCTTGATGGCAATAGTCTTGTCGATGCAGAATATCCATGCCTGGTGAATTACGAGCCTCATACAATAAAACATACCGTAAATTACGATTTTACGTATGACGACTATTACGAAATATTAAAAAACCCAGAGGCTGCTGGAGGACGCGGTCAAGGGCAATGGCCTATAGATAAAGTTCTTTACTCCAACAATGTGTCGGGCAACGCGCCTATTATGGAGGAGCAAACGAAGGTATATAACGGACCTACATTAGCGTACAATTTACTAATGTGTGGTTCTCCAACAGCTGAAATTTACGTGGAGAGCGAGGATCCTAACTTCCAAGTAGGTTTTAGCTTGTGGGAGGTTAATCCTCAAGGGGAGGATAGGTTTATTACTGGAGGGTATCAATCGATTACTGACCATGACCCAATGAAGTCCTATGATGGATTACCTTTAAAAGTTAGGAAATTGGATATTCCGTTTAACTTGTATACTTACAAATTAGAAAAGGGGTATACTTTAAACGTTAAAGCTTCTGTAACCTCATACAGTGAGCCTCCTTATGAGGGTATTGATGGTGTGTTTAGAGTACCTCCATTAAACGAGAGCTTCGAAGTTAAAGTGTTACCTTGTGTACAATCAGGAGCAAAAACCCTTTACTCTACGGTAACTGTTCCCCTCCACCACATTACGGGCTCTCCATTTTTGGATTAGAATTATGAGATCATTTGAAGCAATTAGAAAATCAATCTATGAATTAGAGAAAGGCAGCCACACCCAAACTAATTTTTATCGGGAAATTACCAAATATGTAATTCAGAAAATTTCTACGCTTACGCTCACGGATGAGGAAGGGAAAAACAAGTCAGATATCGCCACTTTCTTCGCTAACCCTGAGAGAGCTATCGCTAAACTGAAAGAAGATAGAAATCTAACGCTTCCTGTAATTTCAGTATCTATTGACGATATAGAGGATGATCCGGAGAGAAGAAGGACAGACTCTTTAGTGGAAATGTCCAGAGCATGGAATAAAACAGAACAGCGAGCTGTTAGAGTTGTTTCTTTAGCTTCAAAACCAGTAAAATTAACTTTCCTTATTAACTTTT